AGCGGCGGCGGCTAGGCGGCGGCGGCAGGGAATGGAACCGCCCGCGCACGCCCGGTACGCCCGCGCGCACGCGCCCGCGAGGGGGGTACTCCTAGACTGGCCGTGGGCGACGGGAGTAAGGGGTGTCCTCCTGAATCTCGCCAGCGTTTTCGGGTTTCTGCCTGCGTAGCCGGGTTATGGCGGTTAGTATTAGTTCCTGTCGGGTAGTTATCCACAGCTTTCGGAACGTGGTGCTGTTGTCCGGCGGTGTTCTGAAAATCTACTGGGGGGGAGTTGTTGTCTAATGGGAACTGATGGACGTAACTGACGTGTTGCCGGGTGCTCGCGAGCCAGCCCCGTTGCCTGTGGGGAGGCAGCGGTTATCGCAGTTGAGTGGTGAGCCGATGCGTCTTGTGTGGCGTGAGTTGCCGGATTCTGATTCTGAGCGTCATCCGGGTTGTGGCTATATTCCTACGGGTCGTGAGTGTCCTGCGTGTGGTGGTTTTCTCGGGCCTGAGCTGGCTTCTGAGTACTCTTACCAGGAGGATTTCCTTGCTGACGACCATCTGACGGTGATGGGGACGGGTGGTGAGCAGGCCGGGAAGTCGAACTCTGTTTCCATGAAGGCTTTCGGGGTGATTCTGGCGTTCCTGGGCCAGTATGCGGGTTCCGGGCGGGCTGCTGGCGAGGTTGCGTGGCTTGTTGCGGACAACTACGAGCTTACTGCCCAGGAGTTCGGGAATCTTCGTGACTGGCTGAGGACGACTCCTTTCAAGGTGCGTGCCAGCAAGCGTGTTGACCCTGGCGAGATTACGGTGAGGGTTCCGGGTGGGGACTTCATCGTGAAGACCCGTTCGTCTGACTCCACGCAGTCGCTCAGGGCAGAGTCTCCCGTGGTCGTGATGGTCTGCGAGGCGGCGCTGGTGTCGCCGGATGCCTACGAGAGGCTCCGTTCGAGGGTTGGGCGTGCGCGTTCCATGTTCCCCGGTTACGGCGCAATTCTCCTGAGTGGAACACTGGAGGGGTCGCTTGGCTGGTATCCGACGCTTCTTACGAAATGGAAGTCCCCGGCGGTGCAGGAGGCGGAGAACGTTGCCTCCTTCTCGATGCCGTCGTTTTCCAACATCTTTGCCTACCAGGGTGGCGCGAACGACCCGGCGATACTGGAAATCGCAGCGTCGATTTCGGAAACCGCCTACAAGGAGCGGGTGCTTGCCATTCCTGCACCGCCCACGGGCCGCGTCCATCATGCCTTTGACCCGACCGTCCACGTGCAGATGACGGAGTACGACCCGGAAGAGCCGGTTTATATCGGAATCGACCCCGGCTACAGCGGCAGAAGCTCGACTTACGCCGTGGAAGTGGCGCAGCGACGGCCAGTGCCGTGCCTGAACCACCACTTCTGGGTGACTCACGAGATATTCGAGAAGGAGATGACTGCCGAGCAGATTTGCGACATGACGGTGCAGCAGACGTGGTGGAAATCGAAGCTCAAGACCGCCGTCGTGGACGTTGCAGGCGTCGCACACGCAGGCGCAATGGAGTCCAACGTCGAGGTCTGGCTCAAGAAGACCGGACTGGTCCTGCTCAACCAGAAGGTGAACATCCGGCCGGGAATCGACCGCTTCGACTCCATGCTGTCGGTCTGTGCAGCCTGCGGCGAGCCGTACCTTGTCTTCGACCCGAAATGCAGGGGTGTAATATCTGAGCTTGGCGGCGCAACCAATCCGTTTGACGGCCAGATTCACGTCTACTCGTGGCAGAAAGACCGCTCAGGCTCGGTTGTCGGCGGCAACCCGCGTGACGAATACTGCGACGGCATAAAGGCTCTCACGTATCTGTTTGTGAACCAGTTCGGGTATGCTACGGCTAACCAGGAGCGCAGGCGCATCAAGGTAAAGCGGCGAAGAGACCGCAGGGTGTACGCATGAGCAAGTTCCACTTCTCAGACCCGTGGCCGATGGACGCAGGCGGCCATGACTGGGAAGCCCTCTTGAAGGCGACGAACGAGGGCTATTACGCCAGCACGCCGAAGCACCTGAGACCACCGGAGATGCGCTACGATATCCAGCCACTCACGGCTGCCGAACGGGCGATTTCAGTACCGTTCCAGCCGGTCGAGGGCACGGAGTTCCCGTTCGATACCCTCACCGAACCGGAGACTGACGGTGCTAATTCCGCTCCCGGCGGAAAGTCTCAGGGCGCAGACTTGAGCGCGGGCGGCGACGCTAACTCCTCGGCGTGCTCACACGCCGCCCCGCTCAAGCGCCTTTATGCCAGCGTGGCCGTCTGCTTCGAGTGCGGCCAGCAGTTCCGGGTGGAGTCTTTCAGCCCGTGACAACCGAGCAGCCTGTGCTGCGAGCACCCGAGCAGCCCGTGCTCCGAGCACCCGAGAAGCCGCGCCGTCTCACGCAGCGCGAGCGCGAGCGCGCCGCTCGTATCTTCGGTGAAATCGAGGAGGAGTTCGTTGCCGAGAAGGCGCTCCACGACCGGATGGACGACGACTGGGCGCTCTGGAACCTCGAAGAGTTCGAGCCAGACCCCGCAGAGGGCATCGCCTCCGAGGATGCCATTACGACCAACCGGCCACGCGTCCTCGCACAGAAGGTAATCGCCTTCCTGAACGGCGTCATCCCGTCCTTCCGCGTCCCCGACGCCAAGCAGATGCAGGGCGGCAAGCGGGAGGTCAACGACGCACTCGAAGACCTCGTGGTCGGCATGTGGACCAACGCCAACCGCAGGCGCAGGAGGCGCAACGAGAGGTCCATCCAGGGAGCACTCGCAGCCCACGCAACAATCATGGGCGGCTGGGTGGCGATGCGCGCCTTCCTGAGAAAGAAGCCAAACGGCGAGACGTTCGAGGACATGCAGCCGTTCGACCCGCGCCACCTCGTGATTCTGAAGGGCGAGGACGAGCCGCTGTGGTGCGCCTACCGCACCCACCAGCGACGCAACCTGATTCGCGAGCGATACCCGCGCTTCAGGTTCGCAGAAGAGGACGACCGCGACGACGCCACGCATCCCGGAGAGGCCGTCTACGACTACTACCGGCGCGCGGAGAACCCCGATTTCGACGCCTCCTCGCAAGACCCGTTTGACTCCCATCCGTGGGTCTACCTGCGGGGCGTGCTCATCGACGACCAGTGGGCACAGATGGAGACACGCATCTTCTGCCTGCACTTCCCCGTAATCGCCGTGCCCGCCGACGAGGTGCCGCTGCGGGGACCGACCGACCGGCACGACGGGACGAATATGAAGGAAGCCTTCGCCGAGTCGATATTCGCCGAGAACCGCACGGTCTGGGACAAGATTGAGCGCTCGGCAAGCTATCTCATGGACCTGATGGGCAAGGCTTCCGACCCCCAGAAACTGGTCTCATCACTCGACGGCACAACGGAGCTGGGCGACTCGGCCAACGAGAAAGGCTCCGAAATCCCGCTGTCTACCGCCAACCAGGAGGCGGTGGGCCTCATGGAGCAGCCCGACCTGCAGCGAGCAGGCTCGGTCCTGCTGCAACTCCTGGCACAGGATGAAATCACAGGCTCGCTGCCGCCACAGGCGTTCGGCATCCTCGACAAGCCCCTCTCGGCAGTCGCTCTCAGGCAACTAGGCTCCAACCTTGAACACAAGGTGCTCCCGCGCATGGGGGCCATCGAGATGGTGATTGAGGGCGCTTTCGAGGTGATGGTCGGCCAGTTCGAGACGGGCGCTTTCGCCCCGATTGACGTTGCAGGCCGCCGCTTCGATAACGTGCCGTTCAGCCGCGCAATCATGGCCGAGGAGATTCAGGGCCACGACAACCTCGAAATCGAGATGGCGCTGACGCTTCCCGAGGACGACGTGCAGCGGCTGCAGCAGGCACAGTTCTACATGCAGCCGATTCCGGGGACGAACGAAACCCTCGGCTCTGCGCAGTTCGTGCGCGAGCGAATACTCAAGATGCAGTCGTCAGATACGATTCACTCCCAGAACATGGAGTCGCTGGCACGTAACTCGTCTCCCGTTGCCCTCGCACTGGCACAGTTCGAGGCAGCGCAGCGCACCGGCGACGAGCAACTCATCGCCATCACCTTCGACCAGCTTCAACTGGCGGCGCTCATGCACACCGTCCAGATACAGTCCGGCGTCGCGCAACTGATGCAGGCCGCGCAGGGCGTCGTCGCACCGCCGGGTACCGAGACGAACGGCAGCGCCGCAGGTGCTGGTGGTGGCGCTAGCCCGAATGGCTCCGCGGGTATACTTGGGAATCCAGCGGCAGGTGGTATGGGCGTGGCAGAGTTGCGCGGCACCGGCAACGCGCCGTCGCCGACGGCTGGCTCGAACACGCGTGGCGCAGCAGAACGCGAGGACATCGAGGCGAGACTGGCTGAGATAGGACTGGAGTTGGGAGCGTAAAAGATGGTTCTTGAAGTAAAGCTGAAGGACGGCAGGACGTTATATTTCACCATTCCCGCGGGTCGTCAGGGCGATGCGCAATCTGCTGCGTTTGGGATGCCCAATGCTTTCTGGGGCGGCTCGTCTGTGGACACCGTAAACCTCCTCTCAGGACCCGAAAGCCTCCCAGAAGGCGCAACCATAGCAGGCACCGCACCGGGGCTTGTCGTCGGAGAGGGGCCTGGCATCCTGCCCACTGGTCCCATAGCACCCGAAGAGGAAACGTCGTACATCTCTGGTTTCAGGCGAGGGCTGCAGGAAAGAGGTACGCCGGTAAGCGGGGGTAGTCCGTTCTCCCGGTTCCTCGCCAGCCAGTTCCCCGGATACAGGGCTACGGCAATGGGCCAGAGGGCATTTGAGACCCCGGTCTCTGGCGCTGGCCCGGAAGGGGGTTTGGACGTCGCACCGCTCCTCAGTCCTCACCAGACGATGCAGACATTCGCGCGTGAAACGCCGTTTTCAGCCCTGCCAGGCGCAGCGAGCAGCGTGTTCCAGACGATGCTTGACCGGTCGCGAGAGCTGGCGGGAGAGGCTCCGTCTGCGGTACAGCAGCCGTGGCTCACGCCATCAATAACAGATGAGGCGATTCGGGCAGCAAATCTGGCTCTCATGGCAGCCCGTCAACGGTACGGAACATTTGCCCCAGCGTTGCTTCCGGGTGCCGGGGAGATTGGGCAGCAGTATATGGCGCAGCCCACGGGTGGTGCAGCGAGATTCGCCCCCTTCGCAAACAGACTTCTCGGCCTTGGAATGTAGCCGATGCCGGAGTGGCCCGAGGCATTCAATCTCTTCGAGCAAGATGAGTTTGGTAGACGGCTCATCTTTGAGTCGTTACTGCCGCAGGACCTCTTCGGCAAGCAGCGCCAGGCTCTTTCGGCACAGTTTGCGCCCACCTTCAACCGCTTCCTTGGCCAGTATGGCCAACGGATACGTGAAGGCGAGCAGACACCGACGTTCCGCGGCTTCCTGGAGCAGCAGTTCGACCCGCAGCGCCAACTGTTGCGGATGCCGTCGCTTTCAGCAGGGCGCACTACGCCGCTCGTAACGCCGACGCTATTCAACTTCCCCCGGTAAATGGTCAATCAGGCTGGTGAGATTGACCGCCTGAACCGCGTCGCACGGCAGTCGTTCGGGCCACAGGTGCGCGTTGCCAACCCGCGCCTCTTTTCTGACTTCATAACGCAGGCAGCCGCTGCCTTTGAAGAGGAACGCGCCAGCCTGGGCCAGGTTGCCGGCGCAGGGCCGCGGACGACCCCCGTAGCCCAGCCAGGTCAACTCGGAATAGAGACTCCTCTTATTACAACTCCCGTAGCCCGGCCAGAGCCAATTCCACAAGGCATGGGGCTGCTGGCGACTCCCAGCCCGATGGACTTAGAGCGGCGACGCCTGATTACGCAGAAGTACCTGGAGAGTGGCCTTACGCCTCCCACCTGGGCCAGCACGGAGGAGCTTGAAGACTTTTACGCACTCAGAACTGCGCCGACTCCTCCTCCAGTAGAGGGGCAGGTCGCCATTCCCTCCGTTGAGGAACAACAGGGTAAGCCTTTTACATACAGGCTGGGAAGGCTGGGGGAGTTCGCGCAACGGCTGGGTGCGGATACCTTTGCTGCCTATGCCGCAGCGACCGGCCAGGGCTTCTGGGCAGGCGCTCCTCCTGAGTTTCTGCAAGCAGTTGAAGAAGAACGGGCACTCGGTCCCAGGCTGGGAGAGATAGACCCTCAGACGCCCGAGGCGCGCGCGTTGCAGCGAACGAGTCCCGAGTTCTTTCAGATGCCTATTATTCCCGGTATCCCCTTCCTTCAGGAACCGGGTGAGGCGTTGTGGACTCTCGGTGGCGCAGAGGCCGGGGCGGAGGCGTTTAACCCGTTAAATATTCCTCCGCTAGGTGCCACTAAAGCTGCTGTACGAGGAGCTGGAGCAGTCGGAGCAGCCGCAAAAGCGATAACTAGAGAAGCTACTCAGGGGGCAGTTGGGGCCGCAGGACGACGGGCTGGTACGGCTGTGCGCGGGAGTGTCGAGAGGCTCCGGGCTGAGATTTCTCCCGGTGCTGTCACGTTACCGGACCGACCACTTCTACCGACGCCTCGACAGCCGTCTCGAACAGGACGCGTGGTCAATCTTGACAGTCTTGCAGAAGGCGAAGTTGATACTGTCCTTACAACGCCGGGTACGCGAGTCAGCTACGAAACGTGGAGCGGCAGGCGTATCACGAGGGTAGTTGGAGATGACCTGTCACTTCAGAAGGAGCCGTGGAGGGGGCCACAGCCGGGCCTGACAAACATCAAGCGCATGGCACGCGGAGAGAATATCGCCCGCGGTCGAGCCGCTCTGATTGACCGCTTGCAGCTTGAAGGCAATCTTGGCACTCCCGGCATCGCCGGTGAAACTGACTACGGTGAGGCGTTTATCCGTGCTCTCCCGGATGAACTTCTGGAAGACGTTGGGCTATCTATCAGGAGCGAGCCAACGGCAGGCGACCTGGCATTTTTGCGGGGCGAGGTCGTTGGCTCGCGCGGCCTGCTCGGTACTTACGACCCGGCACTGGGGCTGGCGACTCTTTACCGCAAGGTAATCGCTAACTCTGCCTTCTGGCCCGATGAAGTGCTCATACACGAGTTATCTCACAGTCTTCAACGGTACGTGCCCCCAGAAGACCTGGCTCTCTTGAGGCGGCAGTACCAGCGCGAAGTAGCAGCAGCCGCCTCTCGTCGTGTTAGCAGGGGGGCTACCGTAGGCGTTAAGCCAGAACTCGGCCATCGCCTCTCGGCTTTCGAGGAGTGGTTTGCCGAAGCGATTACCAGCAGGGGGATGCGTGATGTAGCCGAGCGAACCGTTCCGCAGGGTGGCGTCTTCACGCGAACGGCTCGTCGCATCCGTGAGATTGCCGTTGGTTTCTATAACTGGCTTCGGACTATCGGGAGAGGAGACCACGCAGAGCGGGTTTACCGGAACCTGGTACTCGGACGCGAGCGCCAGCAGTTGAGTCCAGCTATATCAGAGCGGCTAGGATTTGCAGCAGGACCGGAGCCGGGGGCCGGGGCCGCCCGCGGCGCAGGACTGCCGGAGGGTGCGGCGGGGCTGCCGGGTGGTGGCGACCCAATTCTGCCCGATGACATTATCCAGTCGATTGCTCGTGTGCGGCAGGCGGCTGATGAAGGAGCGGAAACGGTTAGGCGGGAAGGGATAAAAATTGAAGAGCTTCCCGAAGACGAAATACGGGCTGAAATCATTGGGGAAGCACTTGGAGACGAAATCGCTGACCTGACGAAGGAGATGCGGAGGCGGGGGGTTAACCTAACGCCTGAGATTGTTGCTGAGAGTCGAGCGTCCCTAAATGCGATTGCACGTATAGGTAATCCGGCTAGAACTCTTGGGGCCGCCGATCGCGAAAACTCTCTACTTTGGGACGTTATCGCTGAGCGTCATGGAGGAAAATCGGTAACATCTCCCTTTGAGATTGTTGGTGATCAGTCTGTTGGCGGTCGGCTTGGCGACAGATTGCTTGTAGATACAGAAAACCCGCAAATTGCCGCTGAAGTTGCTGCTGACATTGACCAGATAGCGGCGGAGACTCGTCGTGCGCTCTTTGGCATTGAGGCTGAGGCGCGGATAGGGCCAGTCCCGCGCGCGTTGCCCGAGGCGCAGCAGGCCGCCACCACCGCCCCCACGCAGCCTCCCGCTGCCGCTGCTGCTAGGGGGGCTGGTGAGGTAGTCCCTGCTGTACGGGCACAGCAACTACTGGATACCATCAAAAATACGCCAGAGGCAACCTTTGAAGAGGCGGTGGACATCGCTGCCAAAGACCTATTTGAGGTGCATGGTGAAGGGAATTTCTGGACGGTGGCGTGGCAAGCAAAGGGGCCATTTAAGGATATAGAGCTGGGGTGGAGGTACTTAGGTTCTACGTCAACTAGAGGGATTCCGTCAAAGGCAAAGGCAGAAAACTTTGCAAGAGAATTTGGCATCAAAAATACCCTAAAGAACAAGTCGTTTGCGGTCGGAGCCAAAGACCTAACCGCAGACCCTGGTAACCAGATGTCTTTGGTGCGTGAGGCATTGATACGGACAGGGAAGTTTGATATCTCTCCCGCCAGACAGGCCACACGGGCTGCTGATGTTGCTCCCACCGCCCCCATACGGCCTCCCACCGGGGCTGCTGCGGCCCGCGAGGCTGTCGGGGGCATCCCGGAACGGCCGCGAGTAGCCACGGCTTTCGACACGGGGATTGCCGCGCCCGAGCAGATTGATGTGCTGAAAGCGGCGAATAATCCACCGCCTCCAGTACGTGAGGCCGAAGGCTTAGTTACAGGGCGCTGGTTCTCAGAAGCAGATATTGACGCTCTCGTTGCCGTTCGGAATAACTTGCCGGTGTCTGCAGAGACACAGGGCGTCCTTGCCACTGAGAAGTTGACCAGGTTACTGAGGCAAGCAGAAGTAGCGACCGAGGAGACAATACGATTACGGGCCGAGGAACTGCGGGGCATCACAGCGCGAGCAGCAGGCGCTGCCGAAGCAGTCTCGCCGCGGGGGGCAGGCCCTGCAGCCCGCGGGCAGCTTGGTGGCGAGCGTGCGCTAGGGCAGTTTGAGCCACTGAGGCCGCAGTTCACCGACGACGACCTCGACTCTCTGTTCGGACGTATCTGGGGCACCGATGACCGCTTCTTCACGAAGCTCAATGCCGATACGGCACTCACGAATCTGCTACAGGGGCACATCCCAACGCCATCCGAGTTACGGCTGCTTCGTGAGCGGTTCGGCCCTGAACTGGTGCGCGCGGCACGTGACCTGCGGCCGCTCAGTCAACGGGTCAGAGAGAACGTCATTGAGGTTCTGAACATTCCGCAGGTTCTGCGGTCGTCGTTCGACTTCTCGGCCCCTCTCAGGCAGGGCATCCTTCTATCTGCTGGCCACCCGCGGGAGTTCGTGAAGAGTTTCGTACCGATGTTCCGCGCCGCCTTCGACCCTGCGGAGTTTAGGCGCATCAACGCTAACATTGTGGCTCACCCTGACTTCGACCGTTTGGTGAATGAAGGCGGGCTGTTCCTTCACGACGTAGAAGGCACGATTGGGCTGGCGCTCAGAGAAGAGGCGTTCATGGGGCGCATCCTTCAGCGCATCCCTGTGCTGGGGGCAGGCATAAAGGCGTCTGAACGGGGCTTTGCTACCTATCTGAACAAACTACGGTTCGACGTGGCCACGAACACGCTGGACAACTGGCGGAGTGCAGGTATCAAGGTCACTCCTGACCGCGTGCGGCGCATGAACCGCTGGCTGAACGTGGCTACGGGCCGCGGTCGGCTAGGGAAGTTTGAGAGTATCGGCCCTGAGTTGAACGCTGCCTTCTGGTCACCCCGATTGGTAATGTCACGGATTCAGGCCCCTCTGAGCATCTTTGAGCGCGACCCGGTAATCCGCAAGATGGTCGTCGGCGACCTGCTGAAGTTCTTCGGTGCGGGGATGGCAATTCTTGGTCTCATCAAAGCGTCAAATGCCGCCGAGGTTGAGTTGAATCCTCGCTCGTCGGACTTCGGCAAGGTACGAGTTGGCCCGTCACGCGTGGAGTTCTGGGGCGGTATGCAACCTATCGCTCGCTATCTGGCTCAGGCTGTCAGTGGTAGTCGGAAGACGGTTACCGGCAAGGCTGCAGGGGCTACTGTGCCGCAGCCGCCTTCAGACACGATAATCCGGTTCTTGCGGTCCAAGCTGGCACCGGGCCTGCCGTCCATCGTGGCTAACCGGGTATTCCAGGAAACCTTCATTGGCGAAGACCTTGATGAAGCCTCTGGCTTGTTGACCGAAGAGTATGGGGTAGAGGTAACGGCGGAACAGCGCGAGTTGTTCGGTCAACTGGTGCCGCTTATCATCGTCGATATTCTCGAAGGCGTTGAAGAGCAGGGCTTGCTTGGTGGCGCTATCGGCGCAACGGCGCTCTTCGGCACAGGCACCACGGCTTTCGGCGGTCCCACTGGTACGCAGGGCCGTGGAGGGCCTGTCGCCAAGGGTAGACGCTCTGCCGCTGACCCCAGGCACTTCGCTAGATTCGAGTAAACAGGTAATAACGTAGTAACATATCCAATCAACCAAGGAGGATAGCGGTGGTTTCTGAGCAGCAGACGACCACTCCTGCAACCGAAGAGCATCAGATTCAGCAGCTCGCCGAGACACTTGAGCTGGAAGACTCTACTCCCCCCGAGGTAGGCGAGGCCGCTGATGCGGCTGCCGCTGCCGAGCGGGCGGGTGAGTCTGCGGCGCGAGGGTCGGAAGGCGCAGAGGCCGGGTCGGTTGCTACCGGAGTTGCAGAAGGGGAAGCGCCTGCGCCTGTAGAGACGACCGAGGTTCCCGCGGCGAAACCCGCAGGCGTAGACCTGAGCCAGTCGCCCGAGTGGCGGCAGGCGCAGAGTACCTACGACACGCGCATTGCGGCACTGGAACAGCAGGTGGCAGCGACAGGCCAGCAGCAGCAGGCTGCGGTCGAGCAGCAGCAGGTTTCGGCTTTTACCGAGGCTGAACTTGCCCGACAGGAACAAGCCTATGCGGCGCAGATGGGTGAAGAGGCAGCCCGAGAGACTGTCCGCTCGCCCGCGAACGCCGGGCAGGTGCGCAGGTACTTCGAGACGCAGGCCGAGCTTATAAGGGCACGTGCTGCCGTCCAGACCAGCGACCAGATGCTCGACCACGCTGGAAAGATAGTAGCTGTAGACCAGTACGCAGCCCAATTTGGCGTTACAGATGCAGACAAGTCCCTGCTCTTTAGCACGCAATCGCCTGCCGAAATGGAGCAGCTTGCACAGCGTCTTGGCAGGCAGAACGTCACCCAGAGCCGGGTTCCCGCGGAGACACCCGAAACAAGTCTTCAAGCACAGGAGTCAGCCGCCCCAGCGGGCGCTGACCACGCATCCCTGCTTACAAGCCTCCAGGACAAGGACTGGTCGGAGATGAGCGCCGGAGAGCGCAGAGTCGCCGAACGGGAGTGGCGGGGGTAATGAGTAAAGGTAGGTAAATGGCTGCAACAGCAACGGCAGCGCAGGCCGAAAACGCGCAGAAAACAATGGTTGCTGCCACTCGCTATGTGCAGGAGCACAAGGCTCCCGCATACGCTTTGATTGAGAAGATGCGGCTCCCACGCGGCCACAAGGACGCGGAGGTGCCGAAGGTCGGCCAGTTCACGTTCTCTGACCTCACTGACGGTGAGGACATGACGGACGAGCAGACCATCAACATCACCACGACTAACCTCACGGTGAAAGAGGTCGGCGCGAAGGTAATCGTGACCGACAAGTTGGTGGCACAGCACGGCTCGACGCCCATCTTCTCGATTGTTGGCAGACAGGCGGGTGACGGCTTCACAAAGAAGCAGGACAACGACACGACTGCTCTGTACCCGAACCTGAACGGCGGAACCGCTTTCGGTTCGTCTGGTTCTACGGCTACCCTGAGCGCAATGTCGGGTGCCATCATCAAGGCACGCGGCGGTTCAGGTGCAAGCCAGACGGAGCCTTTCGACCCGTCGTACATCGTGCTTCACCCGCACAACTTCCACTCACTGCTCACTTCGGTTTCCGTGGTGGGCGGTGCAAACCTGAATCCGCCCGAAGACCTCCAGCGTGCGGTGCTGAAGAACTTCTTCCGCCACCGCTACAACGGGGTGAACTTCTTCGAGGACGGGAACCTGACGATTGACTCGTCGGGTGACATAACCGGGGTTATCGCGCAGCAGGATGCGATGATTGCGCTTGAGTCGAAGTCATTCGCCATCGAGCGCGAGCGTGACGCATCCCGTCGTGCATGGGAGTTGAACTGGGTGGCCCGCTACAACGTCTTCGAGTTGGACGACCAGCACGGTGCGCCCATGCTCTACGACGCGACGGCCCCCGCTTCGACCGGTTAAGGACTCATTCGTGACGACCATCGACTTCGATAAGCCAAAAACACAACCCGGCTCCGGCGGCTCGCTCATTGAGCCAATCGTCATCAACGAGAACTACATCACGCTCTGGCGTCACAGGCCGTCTCTGAATGTTGACGGCAAGATGACGAAGGAATCTGGCACGGTGGCGACTGAACGGTATCCGGGGCAGGACAAGATGGGCCTTCTGTCGAAGGCTTTTGGTAACGGCTGGTTCCCGTGGCCCGTTGGCACGGAGCCAACTCGCGACCATCTCAGTCTCTACCGTCGTATGGACGCAGGGCATGAGACGAACGACCGGAATCGCGAGTCTGTTCTACGAGCGTGGCGTGCCTGCAGGGCACAGGAAGGCGATGGCGAAGAAACTAGGCCAACGGTGGCGGAGGCAATGGTAGAGTCCTCCGCTACGCCCCCGCCACCCGCGGCGCTCCTCGTGTGTCCTGCCTGTGATGAATGGACTCCCAGGGCGACTGAGCTGGAATCCCAGAAGAAGTCGCTCAGGATTCACATGGGCAGGGAGCACGACATAGGAGTGCGGCCAAAGAAGACCCGAAAGCAGAGGGCGAAAGCATAGCTGTAATGATTGGCCGAGGCTATGCGGCAACAATCTACGTCGGCCAATCGCAGGGTGTATAAGAAACCTGTAAGGGAGTTCTGAAAACTAATGTCGTTCCCGAATACGATTTACGGAAAAAAGGGCTGGGAGAAGAAGCTGACTTCTACCCAGCGACACAAGCTGGGCACCCGCATGGCGCTCGAAAACGGCAAGGTGTTCAGGTACTGCCTGGTCGGGGGCACCGAGATAGCGGCTGGCAGGATTGCCCAGGCACCCGCTACGGTAGCTGCCCACGACATGGACCTCGCAGTGTCGGAAGCTGCTGCGGTAGGGGCCACCACGGTTACCGTTGGGACATCGTTGACAGTAACTAAGGACCAGTACAAAGAAGGTCTGATGTACGTCAACGACGGCGCAGGTGAAGGAACAACGTATGACGTTAAGTCCAACACCGCAGTGTCGAGTGCAGCGGGCCTCGTTGTTACCCTCGATGAAGAGGATGGGCTGTCGATAGCACTGACAACGAGTTCGCTGGTCGGACTCACGTACAGCATGTACGACCAGGTCATTGTCCAGCCCTCCGGAGGCGTAACCAACGTCGCTGCCGGTGTTTCTCCTACGACGATGACAGCCGATTACTACGGCTGGCTTCAGACGTGGGGATACGCAGCGGTACTGATGCAGGGCGTGGCAGTTGTCGGCGACCAGGTAGGTCCAGCAGAGACCAGCGCCGACGGTGCTGGCGTACTGCTCGACAGCAGCTCGGCTCAGGACAACGAGAGCATCGGTGTGGCGGCATTGATTCCTGCCATATCAACCGACTTCCAGCTCGTCAAACTGACGATAGACCCCTAAAAAGGTCATGGCGTAACAGGCATGGGGCGGGGGCTTCGGCTCCCGCGCCCGTGCAGATATCGCTCTCAGGAGCCGCGGAAGGAGGACTCGTGGCTTGTAATACCTGTGTTACCGGGCCTATCCCGGAGCACATCCCCACGGCCGTAAACGCAGCCGCCGCGATGCCGGAGGCTGCGGTTGGGCCTTGAACTGCTTGATTACCCGAAAGCCAATATTCGTATCGTCGTACATTCCCAGTGGGAGAAGATGTGGCGGGTCAGACCCCATTTCAAGGAGCCGGAGACCGTCGGATGGATTGACGAGTACGTTGGGGAAGGCGACGTGTTCTACGACGTCGGGGCCAACACGGGCGGGTACGGCCTGATTGCCGCCTCGCGCGGTGCGAAGGTATACGCGTTCGAGCCGGAGGCCATGAACTTCAGTCGGCTCGCGCAGAACATCAACCTGAACAACGAGGACTGTACGCAGCCGGATACGAAGTTTGACATAACCCCCCTGCCGGTAGCCCTGTGGGACACGCGCCGGATAGAAACGATGTACATGATGCAGGCCGAGCCGGGGGCTGCGAGCCACAAGATTGGCAAGGAAGGCGACGAGGGGAACTGGGCGGTGTCCCAGGCCATCCTGTCCGTCCAGATGGACGACCTCGCCATGTGGGACATCCCTCTTCCCAGCCATGTAAAGATTGACGTGGATGGCTACGAGGGCCGCGTGCTTGCAGGCGCAACCCTTGCGCTTGCCTCCCCGGCATTGCGCAGCGTGATGATTGAGCTGAACCATCTGTCTGAGGACTACGAACAGTGCATGTCAGCGTTGCGGCTGGCGATGCTGACCGAGAAGGATAGCTGGCCGCGCTCAAAGCAGTCAGGCATTGAAGTCTTCAACCATCTCTTCGTGAAGGAGGACGCATGAGAGAGATAGCGATTGACGGCACCCGCATAGCGGATGACGAACCCGCCTACATCGTCGCCGAGATATCCGCCAACCACGGTGGCGACATGGCAAGGGCGCGTGCGATGGTGCGCACGGCGCAGGCCAACGGCGCTTCTGCCGTCAAGTTCCAGACGCGCACGCCCCGCGAGGTCTACTCGCCTGCGATGTTCAGCGCACGCTTCGATTCCCCACACGCGATGGCGGAGAGTTACGGCCTGCATCGCGAGGCTCTGGAGCCGACAGAGACCGAGTGGGGGGAGCTGTTCGCCTACTGCCGCAAGGTGGGTATCACGGCCTTCAGCACGCCTTTCGATAGCCGCTCGGCTGACCAGCTAAGAGACCTCGACGTGCCAGCCTTCAAGATAGCCTCTGGCGACATCACGAATACGCCGCTGATTGCGCAGGTGGCGAAGTACGGGAAGCCAGTAATCCTCTCGACCGGCGGCAGCACGATGGACGACGTGGTGCGGGCTATGGTGGCGGCGGCAGGGCATAATGAGCAGGTGGCCCTGATGCAGTGCTCGTGCATCTACCCGTCGCCTGCCGACATCCTGAATGTGCGGGTACTTGAAAAGTACCATAAGTGGTATCCCTCTATCGTTGTTGGCCTCTCGTGCCACCACCCTGACTGGATACCGGGGATTGCGGCGTACGCGCTGGGTGCCCGCATCTTCGAGTTCCACTACACCAACGACCGCGAGTGGAAGGGCACCGACAACGCCTTCTCGCTCACGCCGTCCATGCTTGGTGATTTCAGGCGCGCGCTGGACACGACGCGTGAGGCGCTGGGCAGCGGCGACAAGTTCCCCGACCACCGCGAGCTTGCGCCTGCGGAAGAGCGGCGTAAGAAGCTGCTCTGGAAGACCAGTCTGCCAGCAGGCCACGTCGTGACGTTCGCCGACCTGATACCCATGTGTCCGGGTAACGGCATCCCTCCATACCACGCCAGCAGGCTGGTTGGTGAGACGCTGGCACACGACGTGAGCAGGTATGCCGACTGCGAGTGGCTGGACGTGAAGGCGGCGGTCGGTGACTGAGGCGTTTAACTGCGTTGCCCTTATTCCAGCGAGGGCCGAGTCCAAGAGGGTTAAGGACAAAAATATCCGGCTGCTTGGCGGCAAGCCGCTCATGGCGTGGACGATTCAGGCCGCAGACGAGAGTGGCTTATTCAAGGACATCGTCGTTTCGTCCGACAGCGACGAAATCCTGAAGATAGCTAGAGACTACGGTGCCACCACTATCAAGCGGCCAGAGGAGTACGCAACCGACACTTCGCCTGATATTGAATGGCTCCGACATGCCATAGGAGCTTCGGCGTCTTTCGATGCCTTTGCTCTCTTGCGACCCACGTCGCCATTTCGCACGGCCGACACTATCCGCCGCGCATACGCGGAGTTTTCCGAGGCTGGCAGGGCCATAGACAGCCTGCGGGCGGTGGAACGGGTGAAACAGCACCCCGGCAAGATGTGGCTGCACTATCCGCAGACCAACCTGATTGCACCGCTGCTGTTGCAGCCGGAGTATCCGTGGCACAGCAGCCAGATGGCCGCGCTGCCAGAGGTATGGGTGCAGAACGCATCTATGGAAATTGCATGGACAGATACCATAAAGAGGTATGGCAACCAGGCAGGGGAGGTTGTGGCTCCGTTCTTTACGGAGGGCCATGAGGGCTTCGACATCAATGACGAGCATGACTGGAAGGCTGCAGAGATGCTCGTAGCTGAAGACCCTGACCTCCTCCCCCCTGTTCGGAAGGGAGGCTCCGATGGCTCGGCGTAAGCGCAAGCGGGTCGTCGCGATAGCGGGCTTCTCGCCGGACTCGCGGGCGGGTATCAACGACGAACCCGACTCCACGGAGATACTGGCTATCAACAACGCCCACCAGTTCCTGGCGAAGCCTGCGGCCATGTGGTTCCAGTTGCACCCGTCCGACTGGCACTGGGAGAAGGGCTTCCCCGACGGCTCGTTCGGTCGCTCGCCCGAGCACCTTGAGTACCTGAAGGCGCTTGAGATACCTGTCTACATGCGGCAAGAGCACCCCGATATCCCGCACAGTGTGCGCTTCCCGCTGCAGGAGGTTGTTAGCCACTTTGGCATCAGCTACTTCACGTCCACGATGGCGTACATCATGGGCCTCATCCTCATGCAGCATGATGCCGGTGAGCGTGTTGGCGAGATAAAGGTCTTTGGCATCAACCTGACAACGCTCAACGAGTATTACCATCAGAAGGCGTGCATGGAATACTGGCTGGGTGAGGCGCGTGCCCGCGGTATCAAGGTCTGGGTGCCGGAGACCAGCGGCCTGCTGAAGGGCGCGCTCTATGCCCGCGAGGTCGTGGCAGACGACCTGCTAACGCTGTCGCAGCAGCGCGTGGAGAAGTGGCGAACCGGGCATCAGCTATCGCGCGACGAGTTAATTGAGGGCATCGCGGCATACCAGGAAACGAAGGCATGGCGGGAGATATTCAAGAGCAACAAGGCTGATGAGGCTGTTGGCATAGCGCAGGAGCGCATGGACGACGTGTACGCGACGGTTCAGCAGATTATCCAGCAGTGCAACTCGTCGTTTGCGGCGTTGCGTGAGGCGCAGAACATGCACCACAACCTTGGCGGCGTGGACGTTTCGTTGAGCGAAGCGCCGCAGACGAAACTACCTGACGGGCCGTTCGATACCTACAATCGTGGCGAGTTGCCAGTAGCCCCACAGGAGAGCAGTGGCGATGATTGAGCCTCTGGATTTCAAGATTCCTGAACCTCTGACTCTTGGCCTGCCCACGTTCCTGGGGCAGACGGGCGAAGACGGCCTGAAGGCGTTTGCCCAGCCGTTCACCTACAAGTGCCTGTGCGGGAACGAGTTCCAGTTCCAGATAATCCACGAAGACGATGCCTCGCCTGCGCAGATAGAGGACATGCTGCTTGCCGGGTTTGAAGGTGCGATGGAGCGCGAGTTTGTCCGCCATCAGGAGCAGGCTGGTAAACTTGCGTCAGATACTGCCAGTTGGCCGAAACACCTGAAGTTGGATGTCGCGAAGGAACTGAAGCGTATCCGTAACTGGATGAAGCAGGTTCGGGCATCCAGCCACGGTAAAACCCTGTTCCACGGAGTGACGCTAATCAATGAGCGCACAGGAACACCGCATACGGGTTGATACACGTGACGCACGGCGCGTCTGGGGAGACCCCAACGGCGTGCCAGAGGGGTCGGACTTCGACCTCGTAGCGGAGTTGACGCTGAACGGCGTCTCGGACTCAGCCGCTCTTGGCGGCGGCACGTTTGTCCTCAGTCTGCGCGATTCCACCGATTCGTCCGCCAGCCTGATACTCACCGACGAAGCCACCGACTCCACCCTCATGGGGACGGCCGCTCTTGGATTCGGCGTCCGCTGCCGGTGGCAGATTACGGACACGCAATCGAACGCGTGGGCCTCAGACAGCACCATAGTATTCCACGGCGACATACGGGGCACGGAGAGCGGCGGGGCGGTCCACTACTGGCCAGCCGGGCTGGTGGTGAGGCCGGTGCTCGATTGAAGTCATTACGATCCCGATTCTGGGAGAAAGTCGCGCGCCGAGGCGAGGACGATTGCTGGCCGTGGCTTGGTGGGAAGCGGTACGGTGGGTACGGCGCGCTCTCCGTATATGGCAAGAAAGAGATGGCGCACCGAGTCGCGTGGGCAGCCTATCGCGCCACCCCATTCGATATGAAGCGACTGCATGGCAAAATCGTTATGCATACGTGTGACAACCCCGGCTGTGTAAACCCGAAGCACCTTCGCCTGGGCACCCAGAGTGATAATTGTCTAGACAGAGAACGTAAGGGCCGTGGTTCAGCTGCAACGGCAGCCCACACGAAGTTAACGCCCGAACAAGTGCTTGCTATCCGAACGGAAGCAGCGGCTGTTCCTCGTAGCCATCGTCGGCTAGGTAGAGAATACGACGATATCGTTTCCCGCAAACTGGCAAACTGGGGGTGGCTTAGCTAATGTCCCCGGTGACGCAGCAGCGCCAGCGCTTCCAGATACGCCAGTCTATCGGTGTCGCCCTTGGTGCTCTCGACACGTTTGACGGCTCGCTCACGCATACTGCCGACGACACGGGTGGCGTGAACACGATACGCGACAACTCGCTCGCGTTCGGCTCCCGCGACAATCACCGTGGCAAATGGGTAGTGGCCACCGGGGCTACCGATTCGGGCGAGATACGCCGCGTAAGCGAGAGTGACCCGGATGCCCGCGAGCTGCGCGTCAGCGTGGGGTTCACGAGCCAGACGGACACTTCCTTCAGCTACGAGCTGTGGGATGCGGACGTGTCGCCCATCATGGTGCATGACTTCATTAACCAGTCGATAGCCGACGTTACCCGCAAGGGCAGCGTGCCGGTTACCGACTCGTCCATCCATCTCGGCGGCGACATCTACAACTTCCCGCTGCCAAGCGACATGGTTGGCGTGCAGCGCGTTGAGAGCCGCTCTGCCTTCAGGTCGAAGACCGTTCGCAACCTGGACGCTGTGATGGCCAACCCGCAGACCAACGTGACGGTGGCTGCCGATACGGAGGACTTCAGGGAAGGGTCGGCATCGAACAAGATTACGATTGCTGCCGGATTCTCTACCGGGCAGGTTATCAACGATACGTTCACGGCCATCGACCTCTCGGGCATGACGCATCTTGAGGGATGGGCCAAGACGAACCTGGCTACCACTGCTTCGACACTCGACCTGTTTCTGAACGACACAAGCACCGAGCAGTTATCGCTGCCTGCGCTCACCGCGGACACGTGGACGTGGTTCTCGCTGGCTCTCAACAACCCTGAGTCCGATACGGCGATTGCCACTTTCGGGCTGAAGAGCGATTCGGACTGGGGCGGGTCGTCAGCGACCGTCGTGTGGCTGGACGGGGTGCGTGCGTCGCGTGACGGCTCGCAGGTCTACAAGCGCCTTCACCGCAGGTTCTGGGACATAGAGCCGGGCGAGCGGCGCATCGAGTTCGAGAAGTCTGCCGTGCCCGGCTACGACGCTGGCCTGATACGCCTCACAGGCCGCCGTGTGCCTGCGCTGCTCTCCAGCGACACGGATATCTGCGAGGCGGACAGCAACTTCGTCATCGACAGCGTGGTTGCCCGTATGCTGCGCGCACGAACGAATATCTCTGCCGACCGGCGGGATGCAGCGGCGCTGGAAGCCGACCGGCGGGAAGCGCGTGCGCAGATGACGCTGGCACGCATGGAGACACCGCGGCCAAGCGTTGTCTGGAGCGACGCCAACTAGCTCATGGCCCGCTTCGAGGTTGGCACCCACGTGTTCACCGTAACGACGGCGACGCAGATTACGACCGACAACGACCGCGTGCTGGAAGCGGAGTTCCGTGCCCACCCGATGAACAATGGCGTGGTCGTGGTTGGCACTGACTCGTCCATCACCACGTCCAACGATACGAACCTCGGCTACCGGCTCGAACCGTGGGAGCCTCCGTGGCGCAGGGACTTCAGGCCCGCCTCTGTAAGCCGTAGCACGTTCTGGTTTCGGGCCTCGGATACCGGCGACTCGATAACGTGGGCATTTACGAGTAGAGAATGACTACCGCACCCGTTACCGAACGAGCGCGTGTGCTTGATGCGCACACGGTATCGCTTGGCGGACGCCTGTTCCCGATACAGGGCCGCGTGATGCGGTCGCTCTTCAGTCGCTTCCCGTCCAAGGTGGCGACAGGCGATATCGGCATCGAGTTCAACCCCGTAATCTCCACCGTCACCTTCCGCGACCGCAGGGGTGGCATAGGTGTCGAGACGATGGAGGCCAGCCAGGTCGATTCGGTCTGGTACTCCAACATGTCGCTGCGGCACCGCGACCACCTCGTGCTGCAATCACTTGTAACGCAGACGGCAAGCGCAGCGGTCGCTGACGTGAATGAGTTGAGTGAGCTTGCAAGTGCCGTCTATGTAGCACAGGCCACGGCGGTCTACAAGTATTCCACGTCCGCGGATACGTGGACTTCCGAAACAGGTCTTGTTGGCGGGGCACTCCTAAACTCTGCTACGGACAGCATCAACCTGCTGCTCAACGGCTCCGAGACGATGGCCTTCGCCACTGGCTCTGAGGTGGACTACAAGGTCGGGTCTACGTGGGCGCGTGACACGCGGGACATTTCGCTCCTTGCCGAGTGGCGCGACCTGCTCTGGGGGCTGGATTCTTCCGGCAACCTCTTCTACACGCGGGCACTTGGCTCAGGTGCAGACGGATGGACGGCCACCAATGCCCAGGTTCCCGAGCCTGCCAACAGCGCCAGGCGGCTGCTGACCGGCCCGGAGCCGTCAGGCGACCCCGAAGACGCCCTGTACGTGGCAACACTGCGCGGCCTGTATGTCTACGACAACGAGAACGAGCGGTTCATCAAGACCCGTCTGCGGGTTCCGTTCCACCCGGACAACGGCTCAGGCACCGTGGCCCGCAGGGAGTCCATCTATTACAACGCGGGTCTGGCTATCTACCGGATAACACCGGGGCCGGTAACGCAGATATCACTTGTCGGCCCCGACCTGGTTGACGGGCTGCCTACCGACCAGCGGGGGGCCATCGCGGTGATGGCGGACTCGCACAACGACCTCATCATCGGGCTGGACTCATCGGGTGCTGCCGACCAGGAACAGCAACTGTTCACTGGCAAAGGATTTGGTGCCACCCTGAAGTCAGGCCAGCGGCAGGCGGTATTCGCATCGGAACTTGGCGTCTCACCTATCATGGGCTGGAACGGCCAGGAGGGTGGAAAAGGCTGGGAGGTGAAGTGGGACGCTGGCTCCCAGGGCAAGGGCATCAACGCCCTCCTCGTATCCAATGCCGATGACCAGTACCGCCTCTGGTGGGGCCATAACAAGCGCGTCTACTACACGGCCCTGCCCACGGATATCGTGAACCCGCGGCAGACACCGTCTCAGAACTACACGTCGTCAGGACACACCGACTTCCCGTTCTTCGGGCTGGAGGCGGTGCCGAAGACGGCGCTGCAGTTCAGGCTGGAGGCGCAGGACTGCAACGACTCGAACACCCTTCAGCTCCAGTACGCGTTGAACTTCGATGACAGCGACACGGCCTTCGTTACGGTTGCCACGCAGGCTGAGAATGGCGAGCGGAAGTACCGGCTGCCGCTGGGTGTCGATGACGAGCGAGGGGTGCCGTTCGATTCCATCCGCGCGCGCGTGAACGCCAGGCGCGGAGCGGCTGCCACGTCGTCGCCTGACCTTATCAAGCTCTCGCTGGACTACATCAAGGAACTAGACCCGCTCTGGGCCTTTACCTTCACCGTTGATGCGACTGACGGCCGCTACGGGCGCTCGGCGCGGGAGAAGCGGGATTTCATCGAGGCCACGGTTGCGCTGCGCGGCCTGAGCGACTTCAGCTACCGGGACGAGCTGGACAACGAAGAGAACGCGTGGGTGAAGATGTGGAACGTGCGCGGGCTTGAGGGGACTGGCTACACCGACAAGTTCCTGTACGAAGTCACGGTGGTGGAAGCCATTGGCAGCTCCTGATTACTGGCAGCTACGCGGTGGCACCGAGCGCGAGTACGGCTTCTACCGCTCGCTGTTCGAGCGCGGCTTACGAGAGAACGTGAACTTCACGGTAGAATATCCGCAGTCCTCGGAGGACTGGGTGCGCTTCGACGTGCGCGGCAGGCTGTACGCTGTCGCCGTGAACGAAGATGCCCAGAGGGCGCAAGACTGGATACGGGGACGTGGCGAAGTCAGCTACACCCCGGTAGGAGACCTGGATGCCCTCTAGTATTACCCTCACCGGCCACGTTTTCAACGACTCGGGCGCTGCGCTGCAGGACGTTGCCGTATCTGCCTTCGCCCGCAACACGGTATCCTCGGCGCTTGCTACTGATACGTCCGACTCCAACGGGCGCTTCGACCTTGCATACGTGCCTGGTTCAACGGGTGCCTCGGCCAACCCTGACGTGCAGGGAACATCTGGCGCATCCGTATTCCGCTGGAAGTTCGATGACGCGGTAGTTGTCCAGCGCATGGTCGCCCGCGACCTTCGGTTCAAGCCCGACAACGACTTCGATGTGCTGTTCACGGCTACGCCGACTGCCGAGCGCACGGTCACGTTCCCTGACAACACCGGCACAGTCGCTGAGATAAACCTGGCACAGACGTTCAGTGCTATCCAAACACACTCCGCGGACATCATCGTGCAGGACGCGTCAGACGTTGCCCTTGGCACTGGTAGCGACACGCTTCTTCGTTGGTCAACGGGCGATGCCGATAACCATGCCACGGTTCTCGCGTTAGCCAATGCTAACCAGAACCTGCATATCGCGGATGTGGGCGGCATTGCAACTGACTGGGCGCAATCTGCTAACACAACTGGCCCTGCCGTTTTCATGCACTCCGATACCACGCCTGCAACTAATTACACCAAGATGGCTGTGGCAGATAACGGTGCCTTTACGGTAAGCACAGTTGACGCTGATGGCACCGCAGGTGACTACACCCTAGATATTGATGGTGAAATTGTCATAGACGCTGCTGATGCCGCAGGCGTTATTTTCAAGATAGACGGTACAGCCGAAGCCAAAGTAACGGCTAACGGAATCGAGGCTGAGAACGCAGCAGGGCCAGCGTTGGTCAACGAGGCGGCTACGACAACCAACCCAACGCTTGTCCCAGACAAAGCCGAACTGGACACGGGTATCGGGTGGGCATCGGACACTCTGCACTTTGTCCTGGGCGGGACAACTCACGCCAACCTCACCACCTCGGCTTTCACGGTATCCGGTGGACTCGTGGTGGGCGGCGACCTTACTGTTAGTGGAACAACAACAACCGTAGTCTCAACAACCGTCGCTATTGCTGACTCTATGCTTCTGCTTGCTAAAGACCAGGGTACTAGCGCAGACGCAGTAGACTTTGGTATTTACGGTAAATATGGGGTCGGGGGTACTGCTAAATACGCAGGTATATTCCGAGACCTGAGTGCGACTAATGACCCGTGGACATTCTTTGACACGTTAGAAGCCGAGCCTGGAACAACAGTAAATACAGGCGGCACAGGTTATGCCTTAGCAGCTATTACCGCTGCTGAGATTGTAGGCACGACCATTGATGCGAGTACGGACTTCACTATCGGAAACACTGTAATAACTGATGGAGTTGTTACCGATTCGTCTGGACTTTCTATTGCTGCTGCCGTTGACTTAGGTTCTAATACGCTTACAACCACTGGCCTGATATCTGGCGGGTCATTGGATATCGACAACGTACTCATAAATGGAACTACGATAGGCCACACTGACGACACAGATTTATTAACCCTTGCCGATGGAGCATTAACCACTCTAGGAACTATCACAGTAGGTGTAGATGACACAGGCCACGACGTTAAGTTCTTCGGGGCCACAACTGGCACTTATATGCTCTGGGACGAGAATACCGATGACTTAGTTTTGACTCTTGGGGCGGAACTCTACTTCTACGATGCTGCTGGCGGTGAACACATCAAGTCAGACGG